CATTTGATCAGTGTCTTGATCAAACTCTTCCATCACTTCAGTAACCTGATAGTTCATAAAGTCTTTGACGCGCTGCGCCTGATCCTCAACCTCTTTGGTCTGCTGCCCTATAATCTGTGTCTTTACGGGGCCGCCCGGAGGCAACATCTCTTTATAAGCTTGCGCCTGAAACTGCGTTACAGCTTCCGCCAGCAAGGGATGAGTAACACCGCTAGCGCCCATGAAAGGCTCTGTCCGCTCTTCATAGTTAATGCCAAGAAGAGTTAAGCCCTTTGCAATAGACTGCTCCCAATCTTCGCGAGAAGACAGATCATCCTCAACCTTACCCATAAGATCAGAGGACAACTCACCCAAGATAGAATCATCGAGAACATCGGCCAAGTTTGCATTGTGGTCGTACTGTTCAGCTTGAACCTCGACCATCTGCTCTTCGCCAGCAAGCTCAATACCCGCCGGTAGCTCTTCTTCCGCAGGGAGTTCGACTTGCAGTTCTTCCGGCATAAGTTCAGCCGGACCGCCCGGGCCCATCGCTGTGTCAACCATCTGTGGAGGTAGTGCCATATTAGAATGTTCCTTTAAAAGTTCCGCCACGAGCTTTCATAACAGCGCCGCCTTTAGCTCTGCCGAGTTCTTTGTCGTGCTTTTTTCTAAGATTTCGTGCTTTGTTGCCCATGTAACCTAAAGCGCCCACGCCTAAAGCAGCCGTGCCGTGAGCAAGGTAATTAGCTATATCTTGTGCATGTGGCCCCACAGCCATAAACGCATCCATTGCAGCAGAGGTTTTTTTGATGTTCTTATCTTTTTTCTTTTCGGGAGCTTTTGGTTTTCTAGGTGCCATCAGAATATACCTCTAAATCTTTGTGGACGGGCAATTGGGCTAAAGCCCTTGATCATGCCGCCGTTGCGTCTGGTTTGTGTCGAGCGCTCTTTTTTGATCTCAATGTAACGATCATACTCAGCGTCCGTAAGAGACTGAATATTCTTCAACGCCGTCGCCATTATCTGTCTGTCTGTTCGCATCTTATGAATATACCTTAAATATATCACCGATACCAGAACGTAAGTCAACCTTGCCGCCGTCCTTGTACCTGCGGACCTGTGATGGTTTAGCCTGCAACGGTGTTAGATCAATGTAGGTCATTGGAAATTCATGATCGGGTTGTGCCGTCTTGAAGTTTTCCTGTTGAGTCCTGACCCGTAAATCATAATCCTCTCTCGTCATGCCCTCAATAAACGGTATTTCGTCAGGTCTTTTGGCTACATTTCCAAAATCATCTTTTAGCACGGGCTGAACTACATCCGTAGTTCCAATGTCAATCCCCGGGTACATCTCTTTTAGCTCTTTAATAACTTTTTCCTGCGGGGTCTTGTATCTCGACACATATGGTGCAAGACCTTTATCAGCAGTTATATCTACGCCGCGCTTTTCCGCCAAATCCCTGTAGTCAGGTATGTAGAAACGACCCTTTCCCTCACTCGCTGCCTTCTTAATCATCTGGTGAAGCTGGTATCTTGCAACTTGCTCTTGTGTTTCAAATGGTAAGGGATTGGTGAACTCTGGAGGCTGATCAGCAAATCCCCTTGCGATACCGTCTGAATCCATTTTTGTAGAAAATCTAGTTGCCAGAGTGTTTAATCTGCCACTATCCACACCAACTTTTCCTTGGTTCTGCCTGTAGTGCAGATACTCAAAGGCTGTTTGTTTGTTGGGAGCAGCGTCTTCAATTGCATCACCATAGATATTCATAACGCGATCTTTAGCATCGCTTATTCTCTTAGTCTGGTCATCAATGCTTTCTTTAAACAAATCGTCTTCTGAAGATAACTTCCTATAAGAAGCAGCGTCCTTGCGGAGTAATTTAGGATCTATCTTATCCACTACCTTTGGAAGAAGATTTTTAGCTGTTTGTACTGCTTGTAAAGCATTAGATGGGCCACCCAACTCTCGCACAACCTGCCCTTTATCAAAGATCCCTTTAAACTCACTCTGAACATTTGAAATCAATCTATAGGAAGCTTGCAGAACATCTTCTTCCGCTCCAGTTATCGCCTCTGGAATATCAAGGATCTGTTTTAACTCGTCATCTCTAAGAGGCGCACGAGCAATCGTCACAAATGACGGGCCGATGCTTGTGTCAGAACTCTGTCTCATTGACCTGTCCGCAGCCAGCCTCAAGACTTTTGATAGCTGATCATTAGAAAGTGTATCTAAGGCGCGGGTGTCTTCAATAACAGCCTGCTTAATAATGTTACCAAGGTCAGTTTCAGTCCGCATTTCTAAACCCATTATATCAGCGGAAGATTCGTCAAAATTTTTCGACCGCTGCAACAGCTTTAGTCTTTCTGCAAAACGAAAAGCTGGGGAAGCAGCGTCTTCAACTCCTCGGCTGCTTTTTTGTAAAAAGTTTCTTTTGCGTATCCCATCCAAGTCAGCCGTTACAGTTCTCTGATTACTCTCAATCTCCTTGAGCATTCTGGTCTCATCGTCAATGCTGGTAAGAGCATCGTTCAGCGTTCTGTAACCCGCGCCGTCCTCGATCTTTTGCTCAATCGCCTTGAAAGTCTTTACCTTGTCAGGAGTTAGCTGGACAAAGTTCTCAGTAATCTGCCCCTCTCTCGCAGCCCTGCCTTTATATACTTCAAACAAATCAGCCTGATTCTCCTCCAACATAGTAGACTCTGAACCAGCTTTAGCACCCGGGGTCAGATCATCAAACGATGTCAGCCTGCCGTGCCCAATCGCACCTTTCTCACTGTGATGCGAGGCACTGTGAAAAGCGCCCGGAGCTAGCTCTATATCTCCAGCAGCAAATTTCGCATCACGGAATACAACCTCCTCGTACCCACCTCCGACATCCTTACCCTGCGTCACCATGTTAAAGGTAGCTTCATCGCCAAACATACGCTGATCCGCCGCATGTCTCGCGCCGCCATCAACCATCTCAATACGGGGGCTGTTGCTCATATGAAAATCCAGAACATCATCCACCGGAATCCTACGGTTGGCATTCTCTGCCAAGAACTTATCAAGACCCGATACTTCCAACTCCATGTCAGTAACCGAAGGCTGGTTCTTCAAACGCGCCAAATACTGTGCGCCAGTCAAGCCCTTCTTGCCAATACTCATCCCCGGCGGGTTTTCAAGAAGCGCCTGCGCGGCAGGTAGATAATCAATCCCACCTAGCGGCTCATCACTGCCCGGTACAAAAACATCCTCCTGCAAAGCAGGGTTAATATTACGTTCAACGCCCGGGGTCCCCGGTGCACCAACCTTCTTCTCAAGTGGCACGAAACCATCTGACCCAGCTTCGCGAACCAAAGGTCCGAGGTCCGACGGCATAGCTTCAAGTTCAGCGGCTCCTGATCCTTTAACCTCGATCCCCGAACCACGGGTCTTCTTTATATATTTTCCAATTAACGGAGCTATGCCCTCGAACGCTTTTTCTCCAGCTTTGCCTAGTGCGCCACCAAGACCTGCGCCAATCGCGGCACTGCTTGCGGTGTCAGTTACCCCTTCACCCTCACCTGCGCCATAGATGCTACCCTCTAAAGCACCGATCTTTGCTGCACCCTTCAAGCCACCACGAAGAGCTAGGCCAGCAAGTCCTACACCCGTGGGTATCGAACCTACGAACTCGGAGCCATAAGCGGCGACGGGGTTCGTCTCACGAAATTCTGATATAGACTTACGAATGTCCGCAACTTCTTCGTCGTAGGACCTGTCGCCAACCAGAGACCGAACGCCAGCTTCGAGCTCATCGCCAAAACCAAAAGTTACCCCCTGACCAATGGCCCGAGCAAGGTTGCCTGCATAACTTGTAGGGGATTTAGCCATTAGTAATACTCTCTTGCTACGCGAGGTGGGTCATCTTCAAATTCTTCGCCATTCAGACTGATAAAGCCACCCTGACGGAAACGCATCAAGGCCATCGTCATACTATCACAAAAGTCATCATGTTCGCCATTAGGGAATGACGCAATTTCCTCGATAACTTCGTCTGCAAACTTCTCGCCTTCAGGATACCACACTTTACCAGATTCAAATATAGGAGAGACAATGTGCATGCGAGTTGTCTTGTCCATACCCCCGCCCCCACGTTTTCGACCCGGGCTAAAGGTAGCAACAGGGAGGTTCAGTAACCTCATCTCATCAGCCAGCGGTTGACCCGAAGCTTTTGCCTCAATCAGCATCAGCTCTGGTTCCCAATACTCGTACTCTTCCTGAGCAATGACCTTTAACTCAGGAAAGTTCCACCGGCCCTTCTTGGCATCCATCAATATAAGGTGCTGGTCACCATTACCAAATGGCTGGAATACTCCCCAAGTTGTAATTGCAGAGTAGTCAGCGGTTTCTTTTTTACTATAGGCAGTATCATATGACTGGATGACGTAGTCCAAATCAGGAATATCATCGTGCTCCCACACCTTCCACCAATCCCGCTTGACCATAGCGGTTGCTTCTGAGGTAGGATTCTGTTGCCACTGGGCATTCCACTTACCAATAGATAGCGAGGCTTTTACTTTTAGTAATTCGTCTTTTTGCCAAAATTCAGGCCATAATGGTTCCCCTGACGGCATAATTGCAGGGAATTCTACCACCTCCCACTGATCAGCCATCAGATCTTTCTGCTGTGCTTGAAGTAACCGGCCAGTGATATCCTTCTTTGACCACCGAGTCTGGACAATGATGATGGTTCCCCCCGGCTGAAGACGCTGGCGTGGCCCAGATGTGTACCACTCGTACGCATTATCGTACGCTGTAGAGGATAAAGCATCTTGTTCCGAGTGCGGATCGTCAATGATCAGCAAGTCAGCACCACGGCCAGTCATTGCAGCGCCCACCCCAGCCGCAAAATATTCCCCGCCAGCGCTTGTCTCCCAACGACCCGCCGCTTGGCTGTCCGGTTTTAGGTCCGTGTTGGGAAAGATCTCCCGATATATCGGGTCGGCGATCAGATCTCGGACCTTGCGGCCAAATCTTACAGCAAGTTCAGTATTCATGGTAGCTTGAATAATTTTTAATTTTGGGTTTCTACCCAAAAACCAAGATGGCATGAGATAGGATGCAAATTCTGATTTAGAATGTCGGGGTGGCATATTGACAATGAGTCTTTTTAGCTCCCCCCGGGCAATCTTCTCGAGCTTCTCTGCGATAATTCGGTGATGGGTCCCCTCTATAAAACCCTCGTACACATGTTTTGCATACGTCATAAATTTATCTTGGGCCTCGTCACGAGTTGACAGGCGCTTCTGGTGCTCTTCCAGTAACAGGATTTCCTTGAGGACTTCCTCTGGGAGCAGTTCTAGGTTCGATGCTTCGTTCATGCCCGAATGATAATACCTTCAAATGAAATTATCAACCCAGCTACGCCACGCCACAGGTCAACCCCCTACCGCCAAATATAGGGGGGGGGAGGTCAATCAATCTTAAATCTGATTGCCGATTGATGCCAGTAACCCCAAGCCGTGGAACAAATCGTGAACAAAAAAGATGCATTATTTTATCAAAACCAGTGATTATATCGGTTTTAGGGGTTGTGATATAGGATAATCTGTGATCAGATAATGTTATCAACACAAACGAAGGGGAATTCGTTATGACACTTAGAAACCAGATCATCAAGCAATTGGGCGGTCGCCTGTTCACTGCAACATTCACTAAGGCCGACGGCTCTATCCGCCAAGCCTACGGCCAGATCGTTCGCGACGATCGCTTGACCGATGATCATCCGAATGTGATCACATTCATTGACTACTCGATCGCCAAGGAAATGCATGACGCTGGCAAGGGCAACGTCCGCCGCATGAAGCTTGAGGCCGGTACGGTGTACACGATCAAATCTGGCAAAACTATCATCTCAAACCAAGCATAGGAGGCCATCATGGCTATCACTCGTATTCACGTTAACCAGCACCACATTCGCGAGAACGCCAAGACAGGCGATCGCAAGCCGGTGTTCACTATCAAGAAGGGCAGCACTAACACATATGCAAACGAGGTCGAGGTCGAAGGCCGCATTCGCTTCGTTTACAGCCCCGACAAGCCACTGTCATGCGGTGCCAAGGTTTGGGTTGAGGTGCTCGATGAGCATGGCATAGTGATTGCCAAGAACGCGGTGGCATTCAAAGATCTTTAGACATAGGGGCTTCGGCCCCTACCGTCCGGCAGTGTGTGCTGCCGCTGATGAGGCCAAGAGGCCGAAACGGTAAACCAAATAGAAGGGGACTACACTATGAGACACGCATTCGTTGCACATAGAAGAACGGTCGCCAAGCGTATGACATACGTTTGGGGCATGATGATCATCGCCACCGCTACCATTGGGCTGGCGGGCTATCACTGCCTGTTTATCGATGACATGTTCGCCATCGTCACCGGCATCGGCATGATATCGATCGCCAGCGTTGGCCTGCCTTGGTCTATCCTTGGCTGTTTGTTCAACATTCAAGACATGAATAGGGGCTAGCTATGGCGATACCATACGACACCAGATCAATGCCTTTCGATGAATTCATGAAAGAGTGCGACAAGTGCTGCACTCGTAGGTTTGGATTAGGCATCGAAGACATGCCCGACGCTAACTGGCGGGACTATCACGAGGATGGCTTGTCGCCTTATTGGGCGGTCAAGACTGCCGACGAAGACTATTGGCAGATCGAAAGCGATTGGCTCTAATCAACCGGCAGCGGGAGCGATCCCGCTGCCAACAACGGAGGATGATATGGATCAAGTGACTATTAAAAGAACAAAGAAAGGCTGGACGGTATATGTACCGAAAAGTCAGGGCGAAGTGTTCGAGTGGATTCTATCGGAGGGAGAAGCAGGGCTTTTTGCTCTGATGGATGACGGGCAACACGTTGCCGACGGACAAGAAGACTGGAATGGGATTGAGTATAAAGGATAACCAACCTAGGATCGAGTGCCGCGGTGCTCGATCCTTTCGCTTGCGGGCGCCCTTTTATATGACAGGGCGCAGGCCGCAGCGGGACGCAGGCCGCAGGCTATAAAGGGGGGGGGGGAGGAGTCGTCGCAGCCCGCAGATTTAGGGCTTGCGGTATCTTATAAAATCCGATACGATCTTATGAATTAATTATGGAAAGGGGAAAAAATCCATGAAACCACAAAACTCAATCATATATCGCGGGCCGTCTATGATAGACGGATCACCCATTGTCGTCGTCGCTATAACCAAAAGCAGCAATTCTAAAACCGGAAATATGGTGCAGACATATATCTTGTGCGATAACGGCCTTGATCCAATGCTGAATAACAAGCTTGGCAATGACTATTCAATTTGCGGAAACTGCAAGCATAGGGGCGAAGCGCAAGACATAGACGCGCCGGGCAAGCATGCCAAGGGGCGCACATGCTACGTTGCATTATTTCAAGGGGTTTTAAATGTCTGGAAGCAAGTCCAGAAAAACGCCTATCCAACGGCGCAGGGTCATGAAGCTATAGCCAAGCTTGGCGCGGGGCGCATGGTTAGAATAGGTACATACGGCGACGGCGCAGCGGTTCCAAGTTATATTTTTGATAGCCTATTGAGCGAGGCCGACGGACATACAGGCTATAGCCATCAAGATGACATTTTAGACGTTGATCCGAAGCTTTACATGATCAGCGCAGACACAGCAGCGCAGGCTATCCAAGCTTGGAAGAACGGCAAGCGCACGTTTCGCGTATTGGATAGCGTCAATGACCTAATCAAAGGGTCAGAGGTTCTATGCCCAGCCAGCAAAGAAGCAGGACGGCGGGCAACGTGCGACACATGCAAGCTATGCGCGGGATCAACCGTCAAAGCTAAATCAATTGCAATCGTTCAACACTAGGGTTCCCCTGATACCCTGCCATCCGATAGGATGGCAGGGTATTTTCTTTGTACCTATATCATATGATCGAGGACGCAGGTCGCAGGTCGCAGGTCATCGAGCCCCGAACCACCGATCGAGGGCGCAGGCGCGCAGTGCCAAGGGCGCAGATCGTATATCACCACACCATAAGGACGCAGGTCGCAGGTCATCGATCCTCGAACCTTGCAACTCGACCGCAAAACCGCCGTCAAATAAATATACATCACCCTCAGAGGGGCAGTGTAATAAGAAAAAACTCACGCCATTACATCTGGTATGCGAGAGATGCCATGCAATCTGTGACTTTGAGATAGAGACCTTTCGATTTTTAATTATTTTTAACTCACACCAAATTGGCACACCATCCATGCACAAATATACGTCAGGCATCCCCTCGCTTACTCGATTTTCCACCCGCTGGAAGTGGGTCTTTTTCGGTAAATTCTGCTTCAACGATGTCCACAGTGACTGCTCTGTCTTTGGCATCTTCAACCCTCTTCATCTCAGGTTCGGGAAATGCGCTTGGGTATTGCTTCCGGATTGCTATCAGTCGGGCAGCGATATCCTCACGCGACATATTATCAAGCTGGTGAACGTGCGTGGACTCGCGCCTATCGATGGTCAACCCGCCAAGGCTCGAGCGTATCTTCTCAGCATTGATGGCAGCGGAAAACTGTCCAGCCTCTTCAGCCGATCGAGACAGTTCATCGAACCGCTTCAACTGATTGATCAGGGTCACACCGTATTTGCGTTCTCGAGCCTGTCTAAGTTCTTTGATAAGTTCCGGCACTTCGGGAAAAGACTTGCCGTCAAGCAGCTTGGCTGCGTGTTGAGCCGCGCTGCCTTCAGCATAGCCAGCCTTTCTGGCACATTCAGCATTCGACCACCGTCCATCGACATAAAACTTTGCAAACTCTCGCTGCCTCTGGGTCAGTCCAGCCGGCCTGCCGCCCTTGTTCTTTGGCAAACTATCGTCAGTGTCCATAGTGTTTTTTTTGCCTTTCTATTTTTTTAAAATCAAAAAACCGATCTCGCGACCGCAAACAGAGAGTGAAAGCGTAACAGTGTAACAGAAGTGTAACAGCTACAACTGTTACTGGATAAGGGTTTGTTACGCTGTTACGTTTGTTACACCTAATTTCAATTTTTTATTTATTTTTTCACAACCCGTAGAAAACATTATATGCCCATGCATTTTATGCTTTGACTATATGGGATAAGTCTGATACGGTCTCCTATACAGTCACCTAACTATATAGGTGCAAGGTTCGAGGTTCAAGGGGCAACGACATGGAAACAAAGGTTTACACCGTAGGACTACGCAAGCCGACACTAGGTGCGCGTGTCTTGCATTTGACTATCAACAATCGTGCGTGGCTGAAGGCTGCGATGTCTAAGCGAATTGCTTATGGAGGTAAGAAGAATGGATAAGTTTATTGAACTGGAATTAAAGCTTCGTGATGGTGGTTCATACTACCTATGCGATACAAAGTTTTCGGTGATGTCTGGTAGGATCAGAAGGCAAATCAATGCGGTCGAGCATTTTGTCGAGCATTATGCATCGGTCAATGGTTATGCCGTGAAGCACACCTATGAAGAGGTGGTCGAGATGATCCGCAAAGCAAAGGGGGCGAAGTAATGCAGCAAGTTGATTACAGGTTCGAGAACCACGGCTCTATATTTTTGTGCCAGCCGTTGAATGCCGATGCCAAAGACAATTTGGATCAGGCTTGTGAAGGCACTGATGATTTTCATATTCGTTGGGGTGATGCGTTGGTCATTGACCATCGGTTTGCTAACGACATTGCCCAGCAGTTAACAGATGAAGGGTGGACAGTAGAATGAAAACCTATCTTGTGGAAATAAATGCGGTGGTCTGGAAACAGATCGAGGTTCGCGCTGAGTCGGTCGAGGCCGCAGACACACTGGCTCATGAACTTTTTAATTTGGCTGCGGACGGTTGTCCGGAGCGGTATGACCAACAGACCCAGATGATTTGGGAAGACGATTCTCCCAACATTCGCAATTGGAAGGAGATAATGTGATGAACTTTTCAGCAAAATTTCGTGTAGCAAAAATCGTTGAATGGGCGACAGGTGACGACAAAGACAAGTGCGCTAGGTGGCGCGAGGATGACCAGTTTGGTTGCATCATTGGTATTGATGATCTTCTCAACATTGAGAATGAAATTCGCACTGCCTATGAACTGGGTGTGATCGATGGTCGGCAGTATCTGAACTGTCCTGTCGATGAAGTTGCCAGCTTGGAAAAAGGGAGATAAGTGATGAGTAAGGAAGCTTATGCGGACAGCCTAGATCATTGGGCTAAGTGTTTTAGGGATGGAACATTGGACGACTCTTTCGCCAATGAGATTGCCTATTTGCTTGAGGACAAGGCCGCTGATATGCGGGCTGATTCACCGCAAGAACGTCTTTTGCCGACAATCACTGTCGTTCATGCACCGACTCAAGAAGAGTGGTTCGAGATTGCAGAATGCATCTGGATTGGTGCGCTCGAGGGCGGCAGCAACCATTGGATCGAGTACATTCACACTGGTGACAACGATCTGAAAGATGGCAAGGAGATTGTCGAGAAGAACTTTGAAGTCATTATGCATGTGGATGACGGTGAACCGCAGCCCACACGCTGGCATAGGAATTCTTTTGATGTGATTGTCGAGGGTATTGCAAGGCTTGACGATCATCGCAGGGGCTTGGTGTTCAGCGACCTTGGTCAACTGGATGCCTATGACTATGACTACATTAT